GCAAATAGATAGCGGCCTTTGGCGGCCTTGTTAGTCTTGGCGATTTTCGAGTTGCCATCTATTGAAAGTAAACGCATGTTAGATCCTTAGCAGGCCCGGAGGCCTGCAATAGTTGGTTGATACTTAAACCCAATTCCAGAGCTGGCGTAGTGGTTTGCGCTTTTCAAGGCCCACTGTGATTTTACCTAGGTGGGCTTGTTTGAAAGTGTCGCCACCATCGAAACCGAAACGATACTGTTTTTTGCGAAGGCCGATTAAACCAGCGATGCGCTTGTTACATATGTACATATCGAAACGAATACGTCCATTTTGTACGTCTGAGGCCTTTAGGCTGAATAGTTGAAATTTAATCATGATATATCGCTCCTTTTGCGATGGTTTAAAAATACCGGTTTTTGCCGGTGACAAATTATAAGCATACCCAAACCAAAAAACTACAATTGTATATTTCAATCGATCAGCCTGTATCGATAGAGAACGAAAGATGCACCAATCCGGTGCGCTCTCCCCTCTTCAGATTTCTGAAATTTCAGGATATATAAATTAAAAGTGTATAACATATATATAAGGGACTGCGAGGCCCTTGATATTGGGACTGTTGAACCCTGTTTTGAAAAAAACAGTTGACCAGTCTGCAACACCTGTTATAATCGAACACTCAATAAACAACATAGGACTGTGAAGCCCATGAGATGCAAAGCCTGCAATGTGGAATTGAATGACTTTGAGTCAACACGCAAAAGCTCTGTTAGCGGGGAGTTCTTAGATCTCTGCAACAGTTGTTACAAACATGTAAACTATGACATCCAAGCTGTTGAAAGATATGACTTAATGGATGTTGAAGATGAGGTTGACAGCTATGAAGATTAGTGTTACCCTCCTATATAGACTATTTAGCTCTAAAGCTATTTAGCTAAATAGTCCTTTAGGGATTATATACATAGACTGTTAGAGACTATGTATACATAGCTAAATAGCTAAGTAGAGGTACTATGAACGGTAAGATTCCAACAGTACAGCGTGACATGATCAGTGGGGGCTTGACCGGTGAGTCAGCATACAAGTGGGCATTGTTCATCGCAGATGAATATTTGTTTGACTCTGATGATCCTTTGCTGTACGATGTATTTAAATCGATGGCTGAGTCGCTAGAGCCTAAACCGGGCAAAGCAACCGTGTCATCATTCCACTCTAACAAACTGGAAAAGGAAATACTGAAATGGACTCAGTCTACGGATTAGATAACGTCAGCACCATCATCCTAGTCAGAGAGCTAGACAAACGTGTGTTCTACTACGATGGTAGTGATGACTGTCTGTGCAACGTCACTGAAGAGTCTGTACAGACGCTGAAAGAAGCATTACACTCTGTGTTAGAAGAATACACTGATGTGATACTGCAACGTGTTCAGGACAATATGGAGCATTTCGAGAATGAAGGTTGATCCACAAACCGGATGTGATGACAACTACGATGAGGCGTTAAAGTTCTGTATCGAAGAGATCATCGAAGAGATCCATCGTGTGAAAGAGCTTGACAAACTTGCAGTGGAGTCAATATACTATTCGATATTCGGTGTTGACGTTGAAGTTCGATACCAAGAATATCTGAATGAGCTAAAGGAGCCGTGATGACTAAGAAAGTAAAGCTTCGCCTAATCTTAGATCGTGAAGGTTACATTACGTTTGGGTATAGCAGGTTGTTACCTCCAAACTTCATAGCCACAATTGAAAACGGACAGATTGTTCGTATGGAGAAAATATAATGGAACATATCTATAACATCGATCAGCTTGAAGAGTATCTATCAACGCTGGCAATCGGTACAGAGTCTGTTCAGAAGATCTCAGAGTTCTGTCGTCTTCAAGAGAATAGAATGGATTTTATCCGCAAGCGTGTTGATACAGCCGCACAGCTACTTGGACATGACCTAATCAATGAGTGCATGAACGATGATTGATATCAGAGTGAGAAGAGCGATGGAGCCTTTGCTTAAACAGGCTCTTAAAGAACTGGAAGGCGCTGACAAATTGATCAGCGACACAGGTGATGTTGAAGATGATGAGTTGGACAGTATCTCTGGCTCAATCACTGACGCAATCAACAAACTCACATACTATCTAGGGAAACTGTAATGGCATTCGTTGACACACACATCGGATGTCCTAAATGTGACAGCTCCGATGCATTCGCAATCAATGATAACGGTTGGGGTCACTGCTTTAGCTGTGGCTCTAACATTCCTCCTGAAAATTCAGGGATAACAGCAGAGGTAATACCTATGCGTGGTAGGGTATCATCACCTACACAGAGATCGTCCGATACAGAGCCTTACAATGCGTCTCAGGGCATCTCTTACAGCAACTTAGCGGTGCGTAAACTTAACATCCATACCTGTCAGGTCTATGGTGTTGGTTTAAGAGGCACTGACATGGTGTTCCCTTACAACCGCAACAAAGCCGCTAAAGTTCGTATCAACAATGAGAAGAGGTTCAAGACTGAAGGTGACTGGTCAGCCTCTAACGATCTATTTGGGCAAGATAAATTCCCTTCTGGAGGGAAGACTGTTATTGTCACCGAAGGTGAGTTTGATGCTATGTCAGCCTATCAGATGCTACACCCTCAGAAGGTTGCTGTAGTCTCTGTGCGTAATGGTGCAGGATCAGCCTTAAAGGACTGTGAAGCGAACTATGAGTATCTAGATAGCTTCACCAATGTCATCTTTAGCTTTGATTCTGATCAGGCTGGCTTAGAAGCTCAGGCACTCTGTGCAGAGCTGTTCAGTCACAAGGCCTACAGTGTGGTCCCTGTCAACGGCTTGAAGGATGCCTCAGACTATCTACAGAACAATCGTTCTGCTGAGTATGTCAACGCTATCAAACATGCTGAGAGATGGACACCTGATGGGATTGTTGCAGGCTCTAACCTCTATGATGAGGTGATGAGACCGGTGCAGAAATCAGATGTGGACTACCCATTCGGAGGGCTGAATAAGCTCACCTACGGTATCCGTAAAGAAGAGTTGGTGACAGTGACAGCAGGGTCAGGCTTAGGGAAGTCTCAGTTCCTACGTGAGGTGATCTGGCATATCCTACAGAACACACAGTCTAACATCGGTATGATGTTCTTAGAAGAGTCAACCCGGAAGACTGGACTGTCTTTGATGTCGTTAGCCGCTAACAAGCCTCTACACCTACCAGATACTGAGGCAACCCAACAGGAGAAAGATGATGCTTTTCATCAAACCCTTGGTACAGATCGTTTGTATCTCTTTGATCATTTCGGCTCCAGCGATGTTGATAATATCGTCAGTCGTGTTCGCTACCTTGCCAAAGTTGCCAGATGTGATTATGTGTTCGTTGATCATATCAGTATCATTGTTTCTGCTCAGTCTAACGGGGATGAGCGTAAAGCGATAGATGAGATCATGACCAAGCTACGGATGTTGGTGCAGGAGACAGGGATTGCAGTGATCTGTGTGTCACACCTTAAACGTCCTGAGTCTAAAGGACATGAAGAGGGTGCGGCAACGTCACTGGCACAGCTTCGTGGCTCTGGATCGATTGCACAGCTCTCTGACATGGTTATCGGCTTAGAACGTAATGGACAGGCTGATGATGAGAAAGAGCGCAACACTACGTATGTACGGGTGCTGAAGAATCGTTTCAGTGGTACAACTGGTAAAGCCTGTGCATTGCTGTACAATCACCATACCGGGCGTATGCGTGAGGACGAGGTCGATGCGTTATGATACCGATAGAAGATAACAATCGGAAAGGTGATTTAGCTGAGTATTACGCAATCACTTTCCTATGGGACCAAGGTTTTGAAGTGTTTAGGAATGCAGGTTGCACCGGACCTATTGATCTGGTTGCAATGTCCGCTGAAGGTGATATAATATTACTTGATGTGAAGACGTTATATCCTGATCCACGATCAAATAACTTTACCACTCTATCGCATCAGTTAACGGAGCATCAAAAAACACTTGGGGTACATGCATTAGCATTCAATCCAGAAACCAGAGAACTTAATTTTGCGAACCACAGACATGAAACAACTTATACTCGATATCGAGACAAACAGCAGTCACAGTACGATCTGGATTTGTGTGACTCAGGATGTTAGGACAGGAGAGGTAGTATGTCATACAGATCCATCAACTCTGGCTCCACTGGTAAAGGAGTACGATCAAATCATCGGTCACAACTTAATTGGTTTCGATGCACCAGTGTTGCGGACAGTTTGGAACATTGGGATTCCGAAATCGAAAGCGGTCGACACGTTGATTCTTTCAAGACTTTTGAACCCCGTCATCGAAGGAGGCCACAGCTTGAAGGCATGGGGTCAGAGACTGGAAGATCGGAAGATTGAGTTTGCATTTGAGGACTTTGACAATGGACTTACTCAAGAGATGCAGGACTACTGTATCCAAGATGTTAGGCTTACCCGTAAGCTCTATCAGTTCCTTACTAAATCGCTTAACGAATGGAAAGATCCGTCAAAGAGTATACTACTGGAACACGACATCGCAGTCATTTGCAGGCAACAGGAACGAACAGGCTTTAAACTGGATGTATCTGCAACTCAAAGTCTGCGAGCTTCATTTATGGATCGCATGGGCATTATTGAGGACGAGGTTCAGGCAGTGTTTCCGCCGATTACTGAAGAGCGTTGGTCTGAAAAAACCGGCAAGAGGCTGAAGGATAAGGTGACAATCTTTAACCTTGCATCACGTAAGCAGATTGCAGAGCGATTGATCAGCAAGGGATGGAAGCCAACAAAACAAACAGAGAAAGGTCAACCGATTGTCGACGAAAGTACGCTTGAAGGGATTGATATCCCGGAGGCTCAATTGATCGCTGAGTATCTCATGCTTCAGAAACGTGTCGGTATGATCGACTCATGGCTGAAACATGTCGATGAAGAGACAGACCGGGTGCATGGAGGTATCATCACTAACGGGACTATTACCGGTCGTATGACACATAGAAATCCTAATTTAGGTCAAGTGCCTAGTGTGACTAAACCGTTCGGTAAGGAGATTCGATCACTGTGGACTGTTGATGACGGTAATGTATTGGTTGGTACAGATCTTGCAGGGATTGAATTAAGGTGTCTTGCACACTATATGCGGGATGACGAATGGACAGAGGAACTTTTAAATGGCGATATCCATCAGAAGAACGCTGATGCCGCAGGTATCACACGCCCTCAAGCAAAGACGCTTATCTATGCTACCCTATACGGTGCAGGACCAAGCAAAGTTGGCAGTATTGTTGGAGGTGGGGCGAAAGAAGGGAATGAAATCCTGCATCGCTTTTATTCTAACACCCCTAAGCTACGAATCCTCATGGAGAAGGTGGCGAAAGTGGCGAGCGAAGGGTATGTACCGGGCTTGGACGGTAGAAGAATATTGGTGCGTTCAGAACATGCCGCACTTAATTCCCTACTACAAGGGTGTGGGGCTATCATTGCAAAGCAGTGGTGTATTGAAGCGCATAAAACCCTACGGCAAAAAGGACTACCTGTACAGCAGGTTGCATTTGTCCACGATGAAATACAAGTTGAAACAGCGGAGAGATATGGTGAAGACGTTGCACAGATCATGTGCGAATCGGCCTCACAAGCCGGGATTACCATGGGCTTTCGATGCCCAGTAGATGCCGAAGCAAAAATCGGTAAAAATTGGTTTGAAACTCATTAAGAGTATGTTATAATATTGTTTTAGTCACCACTAAGGAGAATGACTATGAATGACACACAGCGTGTTAAGATCAAAGCCGATGTCATGTGGGCTTATTTAGATCGTCGTAACGAGATGTCGAACAAGTATCAGATCGACCTCTGCAATCTCTCAGACGGTGCTGTTTCTGCCCTAGAATCTATGGGGCTGACAGTCGGTCAAAAAGAAGGCAAGGGTTACTTTGTAACCTGTAAGTCCAACAATCCTATCCGTGCTTACGATAGCTCTGGTGAAGAGTTGGATGGTGTCGGTATCGGTAACGGTTCTCAAGCCGTTGCTTTGGTTGGTTTCTATGATTGGAACTGGAAGAATAAGGCCGGTCGTAGCCCTTCTCTTCAGAAGCTGGTTATCTCCGAACTTGTTTCGTTCGAAGGCGATGCAGGTGATGTATCTGTATCTGTTGACGACGACGAGCTGTTATAATGAACCATGCCCTTATCGATGCAGATATTCTGAACTATCGCATTGGGTTTGCCTGCAACAATGAAACTGAAGGTGTCGCCATCAGAACGATGGCACACTTCTTAGAGGATATGTTGCTGGTCGATTTACCGAAAGTCCAGACATGGGAGCTTCATCTCACAGGGAAGAAGAACTTCCGTAATGACATTGCTGTCACTGTACCGTATAAGGGCAACCGTAAAGGCACAGATAAGCCTGTCCACTATCATCTGTTACGGGAATACCTTGTAGACGCTTGGTCGGCCACTGTGTCGGACGGTATCGAAGCAGATGATGCATTGGCAATCCGGGCGACAGAGCTAGGAGACACTAGCGTGATCGTGAGCCTTGATAAAGATCTCGATCAAGTCCCCGGATGGCATTATAATTTTACGAAGAAGGAGCTGTACCACATTGATCCTGTTGAGGGTCTGTTTAGATTCTATAAGCAGATGCTCACAGGTGACCGTGTGGATAATATTAAGGGTGTTAGAGGCATCGGTGAGGTTAAAGCCGAAAAGCTTTTAACTGACAAGAGCGAACAGGAGATGTGGGATATCTGCGTTGAACTGTTGGGTTATGATAGAGCTGTTGAGAACGGACATTTGTTGTACATGTTGAGAAAGAATGATGACGTATTTCAACCGCCGCAACTTTGTTGCGAAACACAATGACAGGTTCAACAAACCGAAAGTCTTCAAAGACCGTAAAAAAGCCTACAAGAAAGGCGAACGCAGGCATAAAAACTCAGTCTGCGAAGGCGAAAGGTCGTAGGTTGCAACAGACTGTTAGAGACTCGATACTCAACGCTTTCCCTAATTTAGAGACTGATGATGTACGTAGTACCTCTATGGGGGCTGGAGGAGAGGATGTCCAGTTATCACCGGCGGCAAGGAAGCTGTTTCCCTACACTGTTGAATGTAAGAATTTAGCAAAGATTGCAGTCTATAATTATTATGTCCAAGCAACTGGACACAATGACTACGAACCTCTTGTAGTTATCAAGCAAGACAGATCAAAGCCATTGGCTGTCGTAGATTTAGAACACTTTATGGAGCTTGTAAAGAAATGATTGATTTGCATGAGATGGCTAAGGAGTTTGATTGTAACTTTGCTAGAGATCATCAAGTTGCTGGCGAGCATTACACATCGAAGTCAATACAACCTTGGGACTTTATGCAGGCTGTGATGTCTGAAGAACAGTTCGAAGGCTACATTCGTGGTAACATTATCAAATACATAGCCCGATATCCTGATAAGGGTGGTAAGATCGATGTTGAAAAAGCCCGTCATTATATTGACAAACTGCTTGAGTTACTGTAGAATGGACGGTTCCGCTTTATGCTGACGATTGAAGAACTGAAAGAAAAACTGATGCAGGTTGAAGAGGTCACTCTGATAGAACTTCTTGATCTAAAGTCAGAAGACATCGTCAACCGTTGCGGTGACTTAATTGAAGAACAATACGAAACTCTGGAGAGCCAATTCGATGACAACACATCTTGGGATAACGATTGATTATGAAAGAGACCTTAGACTCAGTGATCAAGCAATTAAACTCATGCAGGACTACTATATGCTTGAGCATGAAAACAGTCCTCAGCAAGCCTTTGCACGTGCTTCAGTGGCTTACTGCGATGGTGACCTCGACTTTGCACAGCGTATTTATGACTATGCTTCGAAAGGTTGGTTTATGTTTGCGTCACCTGTGTTGTCAAACGCACCTGAACATGGCAGAAACAATTGGGGCTTGCCTATTAGTTGTTTCCTTACTTACGTGGGGGACAATCTTAATAGCCTTATTGAGCATAATGGTGAAGTAGCATGGCTTTCCGTCAAAGGTGGAGGTGTCGGAGGGCATTGGGGTGATGTCCGGGGAATCAGCGATAAAGCTCCCGGTCCTATCCCATTTATGAAAGTGATAGACGCTCAGATGACTGCGTACAAACAGGGGAAGACACGGAAAGGAAGCTATGCCGCTTACTTAGATGTGAGTCACCCTGACATCGAAGAGTTTATTAGTTTTAAAGTACCGACTGGTGGAGACATCAATCGGAAATGTTTTAATTTGTTTAACGCTGTGAACATCACAGACAACTTTATGGAGTGTGTAATCAATGATACAGAATGGCAACTTACAGATCCAAATACAGGAATTGTCAGAGATACAATCAAAGCTCGCAAGCTTTGGCAACGAATACTTGAGGCTCGCTTCAGAACTGGCAGTCCTTACCTTAACTTTATCGACACAGCCAGACGAGGCTTACCAGAAGCTCAAAGAAAACTTGGATTGTCAATTAATGGCAGTAACCTCTGCAACGAAATCCATCTCGCAACAAGTGAAGAACGCACAGCAGTCTGTTGCCTCTCAAGCGTCAACCTCGAAAAATACGATGAGTGGCGAACAAGTGGCATGGTTGGCGACCTTATCCGATTCTTGGACAACGTGCTTCAATACTTTATTGACAACGCACCAGAAGAACTTGGAAAAGCTGTCTACTCAGCTTACAGAGAGCGTTCAGTCGGCCTCGGAGCAATGGGATTCCATGGGTATCTCCAAAGCAAAGGGATAGCTTGGGAGTCGTGGCAGGCGGCCAGTGAGAACTATGCAATCTTCAAAGAGATCAAAGAACAGTCTTTACAGGCCACCTACTCTCTCGCTATGGAGCGTTCTGAATGTCCTGATGGAGTGGGCCATGGTGTTAGAAATATGCATCTGTTGGCTATTGCTCCTAACGCTAATTCTAGTATCCTATGTGGGTGTTCTGCTAGCATTGAACCACGTATTAGCAACTGCTTTGTCCATCGTACTCGTGCCGGGAGTCATACTGTTCGCAATCCGTACTTGGAGGAACTTCTAGATGCCAAAGGACAGAACACCAAGAAGGTATGGCAAAGTATTCTTGAGAATGAAGGCTCTGTACAGCACTTGGAGTTCCTATCCGACGACGAGAAGGCTACATTTAAGACAGCATTTGAACTCGATCAGGGATGGGTTGTCGAACACGCCGCCAAAAGACAAGAGTTTATATGTCAGGGGCAGAGTGTTAACGTGTTCTTCCCATCGGGTACTGACAAGGCTATTGTCAATCAAGTACACCTCAAAGCGTGGAAGGAAGGGCTTAAAGGATTATATTATCTACGCACGACAGCAGGTGTTACTGCGGAGAAGGTTGGGACTAAAGTGGACCGCAACGCACTGAAAGACTTTGAAGACGATGAAGTCTGTGTGAGTTGTCAGGGATAACATAGTATTCCTATGCAAAGGAGAGAAGATGAAAGAAGAGATAAGCAATCTGATTAAAAGACTAGATATAATTAAGGACTCTGACCCCTTTAATAAACGACTACTTAATGATTGTTTTACGGTCTTACAAAAATCATACAGCGAGATAGAAAGACTGCAATACCACAACAATAACCTGATGAATGTCATATATCAGAATCAAACAGAACTGGAGAACTTAGATGCCCCTACTAGAGAGTAACACAGCATACAAGCCCTTTACCTACCCATGGGCTGTAAAGTATGCAACAGAACATGAGCGCATTCACTGGATAGAAGATGAACTGGAGTTACAGACAGATGTCAATCACTGGAAGTCGGGGGCATTATCGGAAAGCGAGAAGCACCACATCACCCAGATCCTGCGGTTATTTACGCAAACAGACGTGGCGGTTGGAACAAACTATCTTGAGTATTACATTCCCAAGTTCAAGAACAACGAAATCAGAGCCATGCTCACAGCCTTTGCTTCACGTGAGTTCATCCACCAACGAGCATACGCCCTTCTCAATGACACTCTTGGACTTCCTGAAGAGGAGTTTAGTACGTTCCTAGAATATCATCAAATGTCTGCAAAACTGGAGTTCATGTCCGGATTAGACGTACATTCTCATGCAGGCACAGCAATGGCTATCGCACGTTCTGTACTGAATGAAGGGATGTCGTTGTTCTCAGCATTTGCAATGTTATTGAATTATCAACGCTTCGGTAAGATGCCGGGTATGTGTACTGTTGTTGAATGGTCAGTACGTGATGAGAGCCAACACGCTGAAGGGATGGCGAAGTTATTTAGGGAGTTCTGCGAAGAACATCCAAGAGTTGTGAATGATGACTTTAAGAAAGATATTTACGAAATGTTTAGAACTGCGGTCAAACTGGAAGACAAAGTTATTGATCTTGCGTATGAGATGGGTGACTTGGAAGGTTTGTCGGCGGCAGATGTCAAGCAGTACATTCGCTACCTCGCAGACAGACGTTTACTCCAACTTGGTCTCAAGACGAACTGGAAGGTTAAGGAGAATCCTTTACCGTGGATGGAAGAGTTATTAGGTGGTAGTAGTATGAGTAATTTCTTTGAGAAGAGGGTTACAGACTACAACGCACATGGATTAGAAGGAGACGATTGGGGATGGTAGCGGCAAGGTTTCATCATGTATTCGGGCTGTCGATAGAGACGGTACAGAGCCAACCAGTGCTAGGTTGGAAACAAGATCAGGACATCGACGAGGCACAGGTATTCTTTTTTGATGGGTTTGTAATCAACATCCCCTTTGTTAAGATTATGATCGGGGATGTCTTTGAAGCATTTGAGTAGACTCTAACAGAATCTCTCCAGTGAGATCTTAGCCCCTATGCAGGGGCTTTTTTTTATTCGTTAGTTCCGCTGAACATGCCCTGCACAGCTTTGGTTGCATCTTCGATGCTTTGCTTAGCGTCTTCGTCACGACCGAAGTAGATCGATGGTAAGCTTGCAAAGGTCTGGATCTTACCTAATCTCACGATGTTCTTCAGGATACCCATCTCTGCCGGTGTCAGCGTAGCCGCATCGCCCTTCAGGATTTTAACCATGACCTTACGTGCTTTAGTGTTTGTTGCAAACTCTGCCGCCGCTTCTACCGGTAGTCTTCCACCTTTAGCGAGCATTGCAAGTTTTGTAGCCGCTTCAGACACGTAACGTGCTTTAGGGCCACCTAACGATCCACCAATCTCACTGCCTAGCTTCATTGTTTTATACAGATCAGTGGCAGACAGATCAGCCGGGTCAATACGCTTAAAGATACCCTCCATCATAGTGAACAGGCGGTCCATCTCTTCTAAACCTTGTGATGCACTGCTGTCACCAAACAACAGTTCATTCTCCAGCAGAGTTTCTTTTGCCTGCCGAAGCTTGATGATATCTAAGTTTCCTTCAGAGTCTGATAATTTACGCATCTCACGGTTAAACAGAGCCTGCTTAACTTCAGGCCATAAAGAAGGATGCTCTTGCTGAATCAGACTGGCGAAGATTCTAATCTTGTCAGGATCTGTGGCTGAGTATTCCAAGGCTTCAACAATCTCTGTTGGTGTACGTGCAGATGCATCAAACTTAAAGAACTCCATCAGCGGTCCGCTAGTTTCGTCCTCTAATGCGGCAAACCGGCCTGCAACACGATCTCGTACATCTTTCAGCTTCTTTGCATCGGGAACGTCTGCTTCAGCCATAGAGTCCAGACCACGCTTCATGATCCGTTGCATCTGTCCTGCGACAGTTTTAGCAACCCCAGGATCTAAGTCTGCAACACCCGGAATACGACCTGACCAAGCAATATCCCCTAACTCAGCTAAGATAGTCTGATATTCGCTAGGGCTTAACTGACGAAGTTTTCCTTTCTCACTGAGGATCTGCTCTCTGATCTTTAGGATAGTGTTTGCTGGGGCTTGGTTTACTCTGACCCGGAGACCATACTTATCAATTAGAGTGTCAATCTCTGGTAACAGAAATTCTAAGTCAAAACGGATTGATGGATCTAGCGAATCAAAGTCTGCCTTGTTAGCATCACGTAGCGCCTTCATACGCTTCTTAGACCAACCATTATAAATAGTTGCTAGTCTACGGCTGACTTCAGCAGGCTTCTTACGCCCTTCAGCGGCTCCAACAATCTTACGCATAGCGTCTTCGATCTGCTTCGCTTGTTTGATGTCAGCGTCTTTCCAAAGCTCGACGTTAGACCGTACACCGGGGCTAAGCTTCCGGGCATCAACACGACGACCTGCTTCTTCTAAACCTAGAACACGTTCAGCCTCCGCAAGCTTTGTTGTCCTGCGGCGTGGGTTTGTTTCTGCTAACGCCTGACGGTATAAGATCTGTCCACGTGTCTCTTCGATTC